CCATGCGTCTTCAGATAACTCTTGCTTTAATGAGTCAATCTCTGATTGCGGTAGTATGCCTGAATCACTAACTGTTATTTTTAAAGCCAGCCAATCATCGGAGTGTATAGCTCTATCGTATGTCTGCCAAAAGGCGTTTCTGCCCTTAGGCGTTCCGATTATGACCGCTTTACCTTGTCTATCAGCCAATGCAGGACGGATGATGTACTGGAATACATTAGCCCTCCAATCACCATACTCATCACAGACGATACTATCAAGGTAAAGACCACGAAGGCTGTCAGCATTATCAGCACCAAAAAGCTGAATCCTTGCACCGTTCTTAAAATCAATGCGTAGCTCTGACTCATTAATGACGATGCCATCAATTACCCTAGTAAAGTATTTAAAATAGTCCCAGGCTACAGACTTAGCCTGTTTATAGAATGGCGCTATGTATGCTGCACGAAAATCATTACGCTTGCTCATTACAGCTTCTTTAATGAGCTGATTGACACACGCTACTGTCTTACCTGCCCTACGGTGGGCTACTACAACCTTCCATCGCTTGTTGCTAGTGTGTAATGGTTGGAACGCTTCCCTAGGCTTGTAAGGTATTATTCTTGCCATGCGTAGACTTCAACATCAGCAGTAAGCTGAGTCGTCTGTTCAATCGCTTTTAAGTCAGGTAAGACTTTGTCTAATAAAGTCTTTGCTATATTAACTTGTATCGCTGTTAGCTCTACTTCACCTTGAAATGCGCTATATAATCTATTGATTATTTGAGTAGCTTGTATCTTGCTACGCACATCTTCCTGGTGTCGTTTACCTATTGGTCTGCCAGCTTGTCTTTTTTCTTCTGTCATATATGTTCACAAGAGTGGTCTTATGCCCCATAATTGTTAAGTTACTTCATTAATGCAGCCGCTAACTTCTTAGGGTCTTTCTTTACGCCCTCTGAAGCCATCATCCTTGCTTTCCCTTGTGGGATCCCTACACGCTTTGCTATAGACGGATTATGAGCGGCAGCTTGAAATAGTCTGTGCTGTTTTTCTGTCCATGGCATATAGGTGTCCTCTAATAGATGGGCTACTTTCAACTAATACCAGTAGTATGTATATTAATTTCACCCAAAAAAAATGGACTCAGCTTTTAGGAGAGTCCGAACCCAACGGAGATTAGGTTAAAGCTTGGTATATGAATCATATAGACGCAACTATACCAGCAGGTCGTATATTACCACAAAATGGCTCGTTTGTCAAGTAGTATTTAATATAGGTTCTTTTCTGTCAGTTTTTGCTGCAACATGGCCATTGCATTGTCGTAATAGCGATCTAATACCTTCATGTCCATCATTGTCTTTTGGCCCAGATAGATCACATATATAGCATTGCGCTGAAATGCCGGCAGATCGTCTATCACCTTATCCACAACTCTTACGCTATGGCTATCAACCTCGTCAGCTATATCATCAAACGAGTGTACACCGCCTGTGTGAAAGCCAGAAGACCTAGACTTATAGCCTAGCTTATTGTTGTCTGACTTCATGTACTCACGCCACATATCTAAATAATATATTACTCTACCTAGTTCCATTAAATGTAATCCTCGTATTTTTCTAGCATTTGGTGTACTTCTGTGTATGGCACAATAACAGCCTTGCACATGCCGCCCTTAACAATGTGCCTACGCACTAGCCATATAAAATCTATCTGCTCATCGTCTAAGAATACGCCGGCAGCTTGTAATGCGTCTGTAGCTTGCTTTTCGTAGTTGGCTATGTCCCTACGCCTGCGATCTGGTGGATAGAAAGCATAGAACACGGCCAACCTTCCATCTATTTTAGCCTTTGCATCTACAACTATGTCCTGGACATCCTCCCTAAATTTCTGCGTAGGCTTGCTTAAAAACTTGCGTTTGCCTCCGTAGTGGTGTGAGTGATTGGTGCTAGGCGGCCATGGCAGTGTAAGTTTAATCATTTGACCACCAGCATACCATGCTCAATGAAGTGCTGCATAGTCATCCTGTGGGCCAGTTCCCACATATCTTTGCGGTCCTGCTTATTTAGGGCCATACCGTTATCTAGTTCAAAATGGCATCTTGCACACATGGCAGCCACCATAGCATCGCTTGCCTTGATGCCGGTGCCTTTACCATCACGCAATTGGTTAGAGTGTGCTGCACATACTGTGCCGTCCATAGCGCCACATGATTGGCAAGGGATGTCCCGGCAAAGCTCTAGCAATTTCTTGTTTCTGTAATTAGGCACTGTATTCACCGCTTAAGCTAGATTGAAAGTTGCCCCTGTATTGTGAGCCATCTTTTTTAGGAATGTCCCAGTGATCCGTATCTAATTCCCTGTGTGACTTTATAACATCAGGGCTTATGCGGCCTTCGTAAATTGCATCCAGCAAAGCCTGGTGTATGCCTTGATAGCTTTGATTAAAATACTCACGCTTTATGTCAACCGAGTTCTTAACTTTAGCTGGCCATGTAAAATCTTCTTTTTCTGTTTTAAAGTACATTTTAACCCTGGTCATATCTTTGCTTACCAACACGCAACGAACATAGCCGGTTTCTTCCAAGTGTTTGCAATACTCTGTAATCGTATGCGGTGCTAAATTCATGCGTCTAGCCATATCTGAAGCAAACTTAGGGCCATCAATTATATGTGAATACACTACCGCTCTGTTAAACGCTCTGTTTTCTTCTTTTAGCTTGTGAGCAGAAGCCAAGTTGTTTTTGTTTGCCATGATTAATCCTGTAAATAAACACCACGCAAAGCGCAGTATCGTTCAACTTCATTCATAAAATTGTTAAGTTCTTCTACGCTTAAGTCTGCAGTAGATTTTAACGCATAAATTGTACGGCCATCTGGCGCTGTAAATTCATTGTAACCTAGCCACTGATCTTTGGCCATCACTTTCCACCATTGGTGCGGATGGTGTAACCCATCTTTGCCTTTCAAGCTTTCAGCCATTAATTGAAACAACTTATGCAGCCTTGAATTTTGTGGCAATGACCGTCTTTGACTTTGACCGCATGACGGACAAATCTTCGGTTGGCTTTTCTGACACATATATTGACCCTTCTTTATAATTCTTGTCTTCGTAAGATGGCAGCCAGTTCTTAGACTTGTAAACCTTGCCATCGTTAGTGGTTACTTTCCACTCGGCATCGCCAAAATGCTTGTAAAACTCGGTTTCACTAAATTTCATGTGTTCTTATCCTTTAATGCTTGTTCAATTTTTGTGGTGTGCCAAACCGTATCTCTATCTCTTTTAGCCCAGCCATACCTAGTTACTGTAATAGGCATTGAATATTCAGGATGGTTAATTATCTTGCTTTCTTGCACTTGATAATCACTGCCTAATTCACTATCCATAGTGTTAATTGACATTGTTCTTATCCTTTGATGCTTGTTCAATAGCACGGGCAAATTTAAAATTGTTGAACTCATAATGCGTATCTGAATGAACAATTAAACTATTTTTGTATACTTTCGTTATCTCATCATCCGTTAATCCTTGCCAAGCTGGTTGGTTTAATCCCTCAACATAAGTATCACGCAAGTATTCATCGTTTAATTTTGCGACTGTTGGCTGTTCTAGTGCTTCTTTGCAAGCCTTAACTGCCTTTGTATGGTCTGTTCCATATAGCAACGCATCAATCGCCATCTTTAATGCTTCGTCTTTAGTCATACAAAATCCAATAAAAAAATACCAACGGAAAAGAAAAAGAAAAACCAAATTGCTTTCCATAATTTATCTATTTGCTTTTGTAATGCTTCGTCTTTAGTCATACGCTAGTTCCAAGGTAAGTAGCCTTTACACCATTACTAAATTGCACTTCTACAGCACAATCTTGTGCGTTGCTTCCATTAAAAAGCTTCCATACACCCCAACCCATAGAAACAACCGCTATTAAAATTAAAGTGCTTATAATTACTACGGCTCTATCTGATTTGTTATTTCCACATTGACAATTACGGCCTTGATTACAATTTTGATTACACGGCATATCAATCTCCTAAAATTTTAATTGCCACACTTTTTCGTGTTGGCTTCCCTTGTATCGCATAGATGGTGCATCAAACCACAATGCAATCTCGCCCTCCCATTCACCATGACGCTGCTTATCACATATCAACAAGCAATCAGGTGCATTTAACTCTTCCTCTTTCGCCTTACCACTACGAATTAACTTTTCTTTTTTCTTGTTACGCCAAACAGTCATCACATTGTCTACCTGGTTAGTAATGTCAGCAGAGCCAGCTACATCCATCTTGTTAGGTGGGCTAAACTCATCCTCACCCTTACGGCTGTGAGCAATCAAATGCACATGGACATTCAAATCCCTAGCTGCTGCACAAAGCTTATCCAAAAACTCCTTTTGAGCGTTCATGTCATCAGACCTTACACCGCACTTCATTAAGCTGTCAATCACAAAATGCTGCACACCTAGCGTTTCAGCCACATAATACAAAACAGCTATAACACGCTCACCGTTTACTGTGCCTTGCTGGTCATACATATACAGCCTGTTATCTAAGAATGTAAAGTATTCACCAATAAACTTCTCTGTCGGTTTTTCTGTGCCTGTGGCCTGTCTAGTCATTCGCTGTAAGGTTGAGTATGGGTGCATCTCAAACGAAGCCACACACACCTTAAAATCCTGTTGCACGATAGAGTTGATTACTTGGCCCACTAGCTGACTCTTACCATGGCCGTTTATACCTGACCACAGACTTACCTCACCTAGACGCAACCTAAACTGGTCAAAGGTCTTTTCCCAAGGCAACTTAACGCCTTGCATCTGCTCGTCTTTGTAAAAGTAGTCTATAACCTCTGACTGATACTGACTAGCCGACTTAACATTAGCCTTGTCTTCTTCCCTGGCTTTCATAAAGCCTTCAAAGTCAACCTTTGGCAACATCATGCTTGCTCGCTTGCGTCTAGCCTCATCTAAAGCTGTTGCGCCTCTTTCTAGATTACTCATAATCAACCGCCTCTCTAATTCTTTCGTAAGCTAACTGTAAACGCTGTAAGTCAGTTTCGTCAAGCGGTTTATTTTTCTTTAGCTCAAACGCAGCTAGGAGAACGATTTGCGACTCATACTTGATAGCTTCTAAGATGTCTGTGGCGTAAAACTTCTTCTTAACTGGTGCTTTGTGATGCACCTGCTCTGGAAACAAGTCACCTATGTCAACACCTATTGCCCCAACAACATCAACAGCACTGCACCCAGCAAAGCAATGCAATAGTATGTGGCCGTCTGCTTCCTCTTTAATGGATAGGCTAGGGCTTCTGTCATCGTGAGCTGGGCAACAAGCCAAATAAGAGTTACGGCCAGTAGACTTAACTTTGTTTAAACGGCCTAATAGGTTGTTTATCATATAGCCCCCAAGAATATGTCATTAGGGTTTGGCGTCACTTCGGCTACTCGTTTAATCCAATTGAGCATAAATCTGTTGTAATCAGTTTTTTGCCTTTGACTTGGCTTTTCTTTAATCCAAGCACCAGCCTTGTCAAACTCTTTTAAAATGTCCACATACGGGAAGTCAACTTCAGCTTTCTCTAGGAACGCTTGATAATTAATCCATCCAAGGCCTAATTCATAATCAAGCTTGTTATTTGTTTTATGTTTACTGGTTAATGGTTTATGGTTAGTGGTTATTGGTTTATGGTTAGCATTAGCCTCTGATACACCCCCTGATAGCCCCCCTATAACCTCGCTATCACCACCCTTTGACCACCTTTTAGCAGCCCCACGCTTACCAGCCTCACTAAATGATTGATATTGCTCAATTTCTTTGTCTGCCCTAGGATTTATAAAGCCTTCAGTAACTACAACAAAAAATTCATCAAGCACAGTCATTAATTCTACTTGATATTCATTTAGCATTAGTAATCTAGCTAATTTTGCAATATCGCTAGTTAATGGCTTTTCGTGTAAATAGTAATAGTCTAATAATCTGCGGTAACATATATCCTCAATAGGTGACAAATGTTTTGTATGACTATAATAATCGCCAATGTTAAATTGGTAATAGTGCATTTTTTTACTCCAAAAAAAAGGGCTGCTACCTAGGTGGGACTAGCACCTAAATAACAACCCTTGACACCAGAGGCATCATTAATTGCGACCTCTAGTCCAGGCCATTAATCATACCACTACCAACAGTCTAGCACAAACTACCTTAAAAGTCCAATAACTTTGCTTATGATTAACCAGTTGTTTATAAGTAAATAGTATTAAATAATGCTTGACAGCTTCCGAGATTGGTATAAAATACTTACATCAACAACGGAGAAACAAAATGAAATTTACCAAACAACAATTGCAAGATTTAAATTATGCTTTAATAATTGTTCGTTTAAATCAAAATACGGAAGATGACCCAGCGGACAATAAGCAATCAGTTAGAGCATATAAGTTACTAGATAAATTGTTTTCTGATTTAAACATTAAATAATGCTTGACAGGTTCCGACAACGGAATATAATAAACACATTAACAACGCACTAGGAGATAAAAATGGAATATAACGCAGATTGGTACCCAGGTTGCACAAACGACCCAGACTGGCAAGACCGTGATAATCATTACGACAACCATGATGAGCGTGTGTATGACCGTGTTACTGAAACATTACAGCTGTCAGCTAACAATGTATTTTCAATAGTGTTAGATTACGCTGACCAAACAAAAATAGCAGAAACATGTAAAGCAATGATTATTGCATACGACAATTCTGTTAATGCAAGTAAAAAAGTAAACCGTGAGCAAAGTGAGCAAGACTTTATTGTGTTTGCTAAATCATTTGCTCGTGCATGTATGACTGGTATTGAAACGGAGGCTCAAGATGACTGATTACAAAAACTACAAACCTAAAACAGACTTAACACCATGGATAGAAGGCATTTGTTTTGTTGGTGTGGTCTTATTGTCAATTTTCTTATACTTGTTATTGGTGGCCTAATATGACATTTCCTAAAAACATAGATTGGGAAGCTACAGAAGAAAAACATGAAGCTGCGTTTTGGAACTGGTGCTTAGGTGAGGGTTACCATAACGAGGATTACATCTTAGACAACTATGGCGATCTGTTTGAAAGTTTTGCAGACGGTTTTAACGAAGAGGACTTTGTATATGAGCCAGCAACAATACCAGGCTGAAGTAATGGACGAATTAATGCAACAAGAGTATAATTCCAATTTTGGAATAACAGGAGAATGTAGTGACGATTTACACAGTAGAAGAAATAGCGCAACAAATGGGCAAGTCTGGCAGATGGGTCAGGCAGCTCTGTATCAAGGGCAAGTTAAAAGCAATTAAACACGGCCATTCTTGGGTCATATTGGAGGCATGGAAATGATAACTCACCTAAACTTGGAAGACGGCGTTACCTTAGAAGTTGAATACGATTACGAGCAACCGACCTACGCTTACTTTGGCGATCTGGAAGCTTTAACAGAGCCTAAAGCAGAATCTAAAACAGTTTTATATCTAGGCGTTGATGTATTGCCATTGATCCGTGCCTTAGGCTTGTATGAAGAGCTTAACTTGATTTTGGTAGCAAACATGGAGGCAATTGACGAATGAACTATTCTGAAATCAGAAAGGTAAATGTAAATGAGCATATTGAACAGAAAAATGGGCTTAACTACCTATCATGGGCATGGGCTGTTGACCAGTTGTTACAACTTGATCCTACCGCAACATGGTCTTTTGGGGAGCCAGCAAAGTTTGGTGAAACGCTCATGGTCTTTTGCACGGTTAAAGCTTTTGGCAAAGATATGTGCGCTCAACTACCTGTCATGGATTATCGCAACAAAGCTATTGCAAATCCTGATGCAATGTTTGTCAATACAGCGATGCAACGGTGTCTTGCCAAGGCTATTGCGCTACATGGTTTGGGGCTTTATATTTATACAGGTGAGGACCTTCCTGAGGAAGACGCTACTGAAAAGCCTAAGACTTTAGAGCTTAAGCAGCCGGAGTTTAGCCAGGAAGAGATGGACATCTTGCATGAGCTGGCTGATTCGTTTACAGCGTTTGTGGCTGACAGCAAGCCTGACGAAGCTAAAACAATATGGGACTCACTAGACAATGAGCAGAAAGCTGCCTTGTGGGGACTGTTAGATAGTAAAACACGATCATCATTTAAAAAATATCAAAAAGGGAACTAACATGGCACAATATGAACAACGAGATAACAGCGGCAGTCTTTTTAAGAACAACCGCAAAGAAAAAGATACTCACCCGGACTACACCGGCAACTGCATGATCAACGGCAAAGAGATGCGTATGTCAGCCTGGTTAAAAGAAGGCAAATCAGGCAAGTTTTTTAGCTTTTCATTTAGTGAGCCGTATGTTAGCGAGCCAGTTAAAACTAACAAACCTGAAGACATTGAAAGTGACATTCCATTTTAAGAAAAGGGCGAAAGCCCTTCTAGGAGGCAATATGTTAAATATGTTACCGTATTATCCATCAGTAGGCATGATTAATGATTTAAGACTACTTTCAGCACCTCCAGAACACCTCGTAGAGGCTCGTAGAGAGGCCGTAGAGCTGTTAAAAATTAAACTTGATAGTAAGTATCGTCTGCACCCACAAAACTTCGTTAAACACATCAAAATGAGGTAGGTATGAAAATACAAATGGATTTTGAGGATAACGACAATGTGCTGCTGGATATTAGGGAGGCTTTGTTTGTTACTTTGCTTAAAGCTGAATTGACAGAAAACGAAATGTATCTTGAAACTTTTATTCATAAAGATGACCAGGCTGCATATAAAGCAAACATCAAAGCTTGCAAAGTCTTGCTAAGTTATTACACGGTGCAGGAGCAGACCTAATGGATAAACTTGATGATAGGAATGTTGATAGCTTTGGGGAATCTGTCCGCAGGATAGTGTTAAGTTTGCCAAACACGACAAGCAGTAACTTGGGCCAGTTGATTGAGAATGTGTATTTACGGTTTCAACAAGAAGCTGAACGAGATGCTAGGGAGGCTAGGAACAAATGATTATTGAGGTGAACGACATAGAAGAGCTGGTTGACGGTAGCGTAGTCTGCGAGTTATACATGGATAAAGAAGCTAAACGGTGGTTAATTGAGCGAGGCTTTAATTCTTTGATGTCAGAGGCATTAAAGAAAAACCCAGAATGGTGGACTGAAGAAGACGAAAAAAGAGTTGATGTCATAGGTCAGAACGGCCCTACAGGAGAACACTATGAGTGATGGTATGAGCGAAGCAGCATGGGACTTGGCATTAGAGCAAGTTAGGGCCACAAAAGAACGCTCTGACGGATCTTCTGCTGATTATTATAAACTCCCGAAATTGGCTGCTGAATTACAGGATTTAATTAGCGCAAAGAATATGAACGCACAGATCGGTGAGATATTTAGGGAATGTTACCGTTATGGCCAAGCGTCACATTGTGATGAAGTGCGAGGCATTAAAAAGATTTTATTTTACGCTAACGCTGAATTGAAAAGGCTGCAAAATGTTACAGACTATAATTGAGTATGTGCTGTGTTATTCAACAGCTTTTGGGCTGGGTCTAGCTTGTGGATTGTTTATTGCTTATAAAACAAGTAAGGCGTAGATTTGGTAGTTGTTACATGTAACGCAGAAAGCCGAAAAACTCGTTACTTACTACATCCTCTAATGTCGGCTTAACCGCCTATAAAGTTTATTTTTTATTGCGCTTCTAAACTATTAGTTTAGTTTTAGACTATTTATTCATTACATACATTGTAACTTCAAAACCAAAACGCATTTCTGTAGCTGCTGGTGTTGTCCACATGATAATTTCCTTTGTCTGTAATAATTCAAGAATTATTCAACACAAACTTTTTTGTATTGAACACATACATAGTAACAGAATCAAGCTTTTTACACATCGGCAGAATCATTAGTTTGATCTACGCCAAAAGATTAAACTTTTTTTTAAAAAACAGTTGACAGGTTCCGAGAATGGAATATAATGGTCACATATCGGTGATTTACAACTACTTGCTACCGATCAATTAAACGCTAAAGGAGAAACAAAATGGCTTATGTATCAAACTTAAAAAAATTAAATATCAGTGCAGCACTAAGACCTATATTCAAAAGCTACGGTGTTAAGGCTACAATCGCTCGTGGATCTAATAAATCAACCTTGGTTGTGAATATCTCTGCCGGTGACATTGATTTTGGCTCAGATTACACGCAGATCAATGTGTACCACATAGACAAAAACCATACCGGCAAAGCCAGGTTGTTTTTAAATCATGTATTAAACACCATTAAAGATGTTGGTGAGTGGTACGACGAATCTAACGCACAGATTGATTATTTCAACACTGCTTTTTATATTGACATCAATGTTGGCAAATGGAATAAACCATATGTTAATACTAAAAAAGTAAGTCTATCTAATGTGCTTGCGTTTGACGCATTGCAAGAGCTAGGCAAACTTCAAGTAGTATTTGTTAAATAAGGGGACAATGATGACTACATTAAATTTATCTATACTAAATTCTTTTGAGCTTGTTAAATACTTTAAACCATCTACAGATACTGAAGATGTTTTATACCAGGCTTTGATTGATGGCGATTATGACAAGCAAGCATTAAATAATGAGCTTGATGATTTGACCGATAAAGTCTGGAGTCTTGAAAAGAAACTTCAAGAGCTTGAGGATGATTACGAAGATCAACTTGAAAAACTAAAAGATGAGAACTTTGAGCTGGCAGAAAAAATCAAAGAACTTGAGGAGGAAAATGAAAAACACAATAACCTATAAAGATTGCGTAAAACAAAACAAGGCGCTGCTCCGTGAAGAGAAACGCCTTGCTAAGTTACCAAAAGAAGTAAATATAGATCAAATTATTTCAGACATAGCTTATGCTAAAAGCTGTGGTGTTATTGGCCCTTCTCTTTCGCCATACCTTCAAGAGAAAATCCAAGAGCGCCTAAAGCAGCGGCAGGACTTGCACCCTGACGGATAAGCTCTACTACTTTGTTCCAGTTTGCTTCACTAAAGAATTTTCTAGTTTTTTGCACATCAGGTCTAGCCAGGGCTAATTCGTTATCTCTGGCTATTTTCTGTTTAATAATATCTCTAACAGACTCTGACTCGCTAATTTTTCTAGCCACTTCTGGTGGAGCTTCTGATAAGCGATTTAATAACGCAGCAGTTGCTTCACCTGATCCTGGTGTCGTAGGTAAAATTTCACCTTCAGGACCAAGCTTACCAAGACCCGGCTCGTAAACACTTTGCCTTGTAGCCTTAAGCGCTTTAGATGGGTAAGCTGCACTTAGCTCTGCTGCCTTTTCTTTCATTACCTTATTGGTTAAGTTTGTGTTGCCACTAAAATCCATCAATGAAATACCACGACTGCTACTTGCAGGACTTAGGTTGGTACCTTTTAAAATGTTAACAATCTTTGCCATTTGCTCTTTGGTTGGTTGTTTACCTTCCAGCAAAATAGAAGACTTGCCTTTACCTGCAGTTGTACGAAGTAAGTTTGCAGCACCGGCCTCTTGTGCATCAATCAATGCTCTAAATTTCTCAGCAGCGCCTACGGCATTTAAAGTTCTAGGATCAATGTCGTGAGAACCTTTAGCAAAGTCTATTAGCACATTGGCAATGTTAACTGGGTTATGCTCCATCTCGCCGGCAGAGTTTAAGTAAGCCCCAACACCTTGTTGAGTTGGCATTTGTCTAAGGCCCATTGCAGAGTAAATTGCATCACGGTTGCCGGCACCAATAGATGACTCTGGATTTAAGTCTGGAGCTGGCACATCCCAGCGACCTTGATTTGTATAGGCCATTTTTTCTTCAGGCGTGGCTGTAAGCATTGAAGGTACATGGCCAGTGTTTGCACCAGGTATTGCTTCGTATGTTGCGCTCATTGTGTGTTTAGGGATGTAATCACCAATGGTGTTATTTGCCTCTGATACAGCTTGCTTGATGCCTTCTAATGGATTGTCAGATGCGTATTTTGCATTAAATCCACGGCCATAATAGTCTTCAGCCTTGTTAAGCACCCATGGCATTTCTTGTAAATGTGGACCAGCCCAATCAGTACGGCCACCAACACCAAGTGCGTTTGCTCTATCAACGGCCAATGCTGTTTCCGCATCCATGAATGGGTGCATAGTAGAGCTTGCACCAGCTTTCCAAGGTGCGCCAGCCGGGTCCGTATAACCCCATGACTGAGCTGCCCTAAAATCGTTAACGCCAAACAGGCCTTCGTTAGGGATTGTTGGGTCATTCTTATTGCGATACTCGCCAATCTTAAATGCTAGATTTGCCGGGCGATCTTCTGCTACAGCAGTGTCTAGGTTACGCATTGGTGCGCCACGATAGGCCATCTCAGGATCACCTAAAGCCCTAGAGTTCAAATGTTTAAGGGCAAAACCAAGTTCATTCTCTGGTGATACGCCGGCACTGTACACAGCGTGTTGCTCTAAAGAGCGTGGCAATTGGTAAGGCTCGTTTGATGCAGCTTGTGCAGCCTTGGCCCGGTCGTACCATGTACCAACCCTTGATGGATCGTCAGAGGCAGCAATAGCATTTGCGGCATTGTCAAACTGCGTATCAAATCCTGATCGCATAGCACCAAGCGCTTGAGGTGAATCTACTGTCCTCGGAGCGCCTACATAACCACCGCTTGATGTTGGCTTTAAGTGTTTGCCGGCAGCAGCCTGGCGCAACACTTCTGCCTCGCCTTCTGTATCTTGCAAAGTCCTAAAATAATCTGGAGATAACTTTTCTCCACGCTCTACTGTTTTTGCTACTTTTTCTGTGCTTGCTTGTTTTAATACTTTTTTAGCAGCTTTAGCTTCCCTGGCAGCCTTAGACCCAAAAGTGTCTAAAAGCATTTGGTCCGCTTGGCTTAGATTTGTGGTGTCTACATTTTCTAACATTTTAGCCATTGCTTTGGCTTTAGATTTTGGAAGAGCTGACAATGCCATGCCGGTGTCAAACATATAGTTCTCAGCCATACGGCCAACTTCTGGCGCAACTGCTTTAGCACCTGCTTTGACGGCAGAGGCTGCTGGTCCAGCTAACGGCAATAGGTTTAACGGATCGCCAAGCATAGCACCGGCAGTTTGCGTCCTAGAATCTCCCAATGACCAATCTTGATAATCTTCTGGCGCTTGCGATAATGTATGCCCTTCTGGAGCGTTATATGTGGCCCCTGGGGATAACTTTTGGACAAATGGATCTTCAGAGGCAGCATCTAACCCGGCACGAATTAAATCACCAACTACTCCACCACTACGCAATGTGCTGTAAGCGCTATTACCAATTTGCCTTAATTGCTTTTTCATGCCACCGGTAATATCTAAATCGGCTAATGGGTTTGCTTTGTAATTAGCACCATAGTCTACATTAGAGTTTTTAAGCAAGGCTTTTGCATAAGCTTTATTTTTATCTGTCATAACGATACCTATTTCAATGTTGGGGCTATTTTGTAATCCATCAGCAATTTGGCACGATCCATAATTTGCTGCAGGTCTTTAGCATCAGAGCCAATGTAGCGGCCATACTTGTTATTTGTTGCGTCCATGTTAGCTTCGGCTTCAGGTTGCCCAGGCTCAATAAACTCATGAAACGCACCCATTGCAGTAGGTAACGCATTACCGTATTTTTTAGCAGCCATGCCGGACCAAACTAAATGCCTAAATGCGTCAGCAGCACCATTATGCTCTGTGTCTTTGCCATAGCGTTTGATGGCCTCTTGCTCTGCTAGGGATTTAGCATCAATCCAGCCTGGTACAGGTTGCCCTGCAAAGTTAGTTTCGCCAAGCAATGCTTTAGCTAGTTTTTTACGGTCTGCCATTAGCGCCTTTCTAATTCCAATATATATTTACCAAGCTTTGCTGTGTCCTCTTTACTTAGACACATACCGCCATCAATCTTTTGGATGTTGAGGGTCGGTTTGAGGGGATATGGCTTTGGCATGGTAGTCGTGCAAGCTATCAAAGTGCTGCTCAAACCAATCAGCAGGAGCTGCCTCAATTTGCTCACTCTCTTGTTGCACATCTTTCTGCTCCCTTTTAGCTGCCCACCCTTGGTATAGAGCAAGCAGCCGATCTATGATTGCCAATAGGTATTTCATTTGTCTGCTGTAAACACGCCTAAAGCGCCTATAACGCTTAAACCAAGTGCAACAATAGCTTCACCTTGCTCTGGTGATAAAGTCAAGCCTACGGCTGTTAAAAGGGCTACTAAACCCCTCCATGTAGATGATTCTTTGCCACGAGCCAATAAAAATGCTTTCATAACTACTCCTTAAAGGGTTTGTAAGATGGTTTGCCGTTTATAAAAGTGGCTGTTAAGAATTGCTGACGCATTTTAGGGTCAAACGATACATGAACCCATGTGCCTTCCTCAATTACCTGATCTACTTTAATGCCTGACTTAAATAATGCTTTTACTACATCAATAGGTTTGCCAAATTTAGCACAAGTAAAGTCAGCAGCTAGACCGTCCATGTGAGCAGAGTTTACTGAACCGCCTATTTTGCGATTAAGTTCCATGCAACGAAAGGCAGAGCTGATCCGTAATGGATGGCCTAAAAATGTGCGTATTTTCTCAAGGTTGTCAGCTAGTGTTTTTAAATTGTTTTTAACTGCTTGGGATGGGTTGTTGTTAATGCCACTGCGAACTGCTGTTTGTGAGAAGGTTAGCTCCTCAAGCGTAAAATGCTCGCTCAACTTCATTTAAGGTTTTCCAGCTTGTAGATTAGGCTCAAGAATTCACCTATTATTTCGTCCACAATGTTCTGTAACGCAGAGTCATCTTTAGGTATGCACTTGTAACGATTCTTCTCAACATAGGCTAGTTTCTCAGCTATGCAATAGATAGGCTCTTTATACTTTTCTTCTTCGGTCAGTATAGGTATCTCTTTAATGATGCCATGACGGCCTTGGTAGGCTTCTGTTAGCTTGTCAGCCAAACCTGCTATGTCCTCATAGAAGTGGCCTAATGCTTTGTGTTGAGAATAACTTTTAGTGCGTAAATGTTCTCTGTGTGCTACATCACGAGCTAAAAACAATGTTGCTATAAATTCACCTATCATTTCATTAAATCCTTTAAAAATAACATTGGTTTTAAGGCTTCAGATTGCTCCATTGTAGGAATTCCTCCAGTTTTATCTCCAGACAGTATTCTAGCCATCATAGTGGCTTTTCTATACTGTGGGTCAGCATTAGCGTATGCACCAAGTCCAGAAAGATTTTGCTCTTGTTCTCTAGTTAAACTTACATTTGGCACACCATTTTTATTCATGTATAAACGAGCAGCCTCATTAACATGAACAGCAGATTTTTCTTGTGGGGATAATTTTGAGTATGGATTTAAAACTACATACTGGTCTTCAGTAGCCATGCCACCTACTTGTGGATTAGATTTGAAATACTGGTCTTCACCAGGATATAAATCCCTTGTTCTTTTAAAAAAATCTAATGGGTCAGCCATTATATCTCATCCTCAATATCAATAATTCCAATTAAATCTTCATCGTATACATTACACTCATGGCAGACATGAAAGTCTATGTCAGCATCGTCTATCTCATAAGGCTCACCGCAACACTCACATAGCTTAATCTGTTTCATATTTTACCTACAAAAAAAGCCCCGAAGGGCTAGGCATACTTACTCTTAAGATATTTAAGTGTTAGTGGCAATTCGTCAAAACGGCCATCCTCTACATCGTATAGCATATAGCACCCACGAAAGTGATTGTTACCTTGAGCGCCTAAATAGTCCTCATTATGCTCGTAGCATGACCCACAGATAATGGCTGTCATCTCTTGGCCATTAGCTTTCATAGCGTAAGAGATTTGTCTACCTTGTTGATGACCAGCAAAGCAGCTCATGTGCTTTTTAGACAATAGTGCTGCACTAGAGCCAATAGGCCTGCCCATAGCACCCGATGTAAAGTAGTGAGCGTAAGCTATACCGTCAATGACGATAACCTGTAAGAATGGGATAACTTCCCAATCTTGGTAAGGCAAGTCATCAATGGAGATAAGGCCGTCTAGCTTTCTATCCTCATTAATGGCACGATTAATACGGTCTTCATGGTTGCCTAGGGTTAAAACCATACGAGGCTTGTATTGTTTGTGTTTAAAACTTTTGGCTTGTTTGTTGTAGTCATATATAGGCTGTAGAAGGGCATCCATAGCCTCTCTAGCAGCCCAAATATCTTTTTGGTAGCTACGACCTTCAAATGACTTTTTGCCCACATCATAAGAAGAAAGGGACTCCATATCAGCGAAGTCCCCTATACATATAATTACATCAGGCTTTTTGTCTACAAGGTATTTACCTATGCAGGTTAGGAATGTAAAATCATTGCCATCTTTAGCCTGGACATCAGGCAACACGAAGTGTGTCTTAGTGGGTTTTGTCAGGAAGCTCATAATATAGTTGTAAGTCCTCATCAGAGAAAAGCACTACGCAAGTGCCATCCTCTGTATACATTACAAACTCATCGTTGTCAATACCCACCTCTTCAATTCTTTGACCAACTAACTTGTCAAATAATGCCTCTAATTTTTGTTGTTGATTCATCTGCGTGATTCTAATATATCAAACAACTTGCTAATCATATCTTTAAGTTCTTTAATATCTTGACGGTAATCGTCTTTAGAAACATAATCTTTAGGGAGTTCTTCACGAAGCTTTGCTAAATCAGCTTTTAGTTCTTGTGAGGCTGTCCACAACATACGAAGAATCCAACCAAAAACTGACCCTGCTGTCATTATGACAATATTTAATATGCCTTGATCCATAATATGACTTAAAATCCTTTTGTAATTTATCAATATTTTTATATTAAATTACAAATTATCTTGTAATTACTATTGCATCTTCATTTATATTTAGACTTGTTATAATTCCAGTAAATGAATCTATAAACTCGCCTTCTTTTAATTCTCCATAACCTTTAATAACATCTAATTTTTCTTCTTCTGTTTTGTCTTTAATAACCCAAACATCAACTACCATATTTCCATCAAATTCGTAATAACATTCAGCCTTTTGAAATGGATATATATTTCTAGGAATAGGTTTTCTAGTAAATTCTTTTATTTCTTCTGGAAGATTAATTCCATCAAATTCTGGATATAAATATTTAACGGATTCAAACAACATAGGATGATCAATAATTACCCCATCAATTACTTTAATGTACAATTTATTCATTATTTTTCCTATACATTAGCTGTGTTTGTATTTGGGTAAGTGCGACCAGAACCCCATATAATTCTAACCGCTCCACCACCGCCAGCTTGAAAATATCCTGGGTCTGCTGGATGACCTGCCCCAACTACTACAGTATATCCAGTTCCTGGAGTTACAGGTATTGAGTTTGTAGAATACCTTAAGCCACCACCGCCACCACCTCTAGCAGTTGGTCCGCAAGCACCACCAGCGCCACCACCATACAAACCGCCACTTCCATCAGTTCGCCCAGTTTCACCTCCACTAGCAGCAGCACCGCCAGTTGCACCGCCAGCTCCACCACTGCCTCCGCCACCGCCACCACCAGACCCACCTAAAATTCCTACACCGCCACCTCCACCGTAAGAGTATATCCCTTGCGAGCCAGTTCCTCCAGCAGATGTATATCCGCCAGCTCCACCGCCACCACCGTTTTGTATGCTACCGCCATTTCCGCCATTTCCACCACCAGCAGCGTATGTCCCACCGCCAGTTCCTCCAGTAATAGACGCAGCTCCACCGCCACCATAAATAGTTCCAGTAGAAATAAAATATGAATTTCCACCAGCGCCACCATGACATGGGCCACCAGCACCACCACCTACACACAATACAGAAACGCTAGTTACTCCAGATGGACATACCCAAGTGTATGTACCTGCCGTAGTGTACGCAGCTTGTCCTTGAACATTTACTGCTGCTCCATAAAAATTACCTATACTAATAGCGCCTGATGTAGGAACATTTGGGGCAGTATCTGTAGTTTTTACATAAGCCCCTCCTTTATAATATTCACTTAAACTAATTGGATTTGATCCTCCAAATTCAGTTTGAATATTTGCCAATGTTATTGGCCCTGATGATGGTAAAGCCATAATATATTATTCCTTAAACTGTGCCATAAGCAGTTATATCGCCAATTACTATAAAATTTCCTGATGAATCTAATGATCCTACATTTGTTCCATTGTAATTAAAATATAAAGTTGTTCCTGTTGGAGTTATATTCCAACCACCTGCGTTTGCAATGGCGGTAGCTATTGTTGATGAGTATGATGGGTTAAGTAGTTGAAACTGAGTTCCATCATACATAACTTCATAAGCTGTATTTGCAACAATATCACCTGCTACAATAGCCGTAGCACCAAATTTTGTAATTGCTTTAGCACTAATAGAGTTGATGTTAAGTGTAGCAACACCTGTATTTGTATTAGCAGCAATAAATGTAAATCTTTGGCCAGCAACATAGGCAGTCATACCTACAGCGCCTACAGCCGTAATAGTGTCTGTTCCTGATACGCTTGTAAGGTAAGTTATTACTCCATCTTGAACTTGACCAGCACAGGCATACATAGTTCTTACAGTGGCATTGCCTACATTAGTATGAGCAAATGTACCCATAGGAAGGTTTGCAGAAGGCGTTGTTTGCCCGTCAGAAGCTACAGACCCTGTAATGGCTGTTGCCATATCATTTAATGTTGTGTTAGCCCATGTTGATGAAATTGTAGTCCCTGTCGTAACAGGATTACCTGCTGGCAGGTTGTATGTGCCTGAACCGTTGCGTGCCATTTATTGCTCCTCTTGATTTGATAGCAGTCTTGCTAATGTTGCTGCTGTTTGGTTTAATGGCAATTCGCCTATTGCGGCCTTGGCATACGGAGCAGCTTTACCTGCAACCCTAGCAGTGGCCCCTGCACCTTTGGCCATGTTACCAACCATGCGAGGTGATTGTAAGGCTACCAATGGAAGCATTTTTGCTGAAACAAGACCTTTTAATATGGCAGGTAGGTGTCCAAGTGTTGATGCCCCGGCCATAATGCCTTCACCTTCCAATAAACCTTTAGCTAATTTATTTTGTGGCAAATATGTGCCTAAATCAACACCGGCTTGTGTTGCAAGTTTAATTTGCTCTGGTAAGTTTAATTTAGAAAAATCTTCAAATGATGGGAATTTAGTTCCTGCGGCTTTAGCTGCGTTCCATAAACCCCAAGCACCTTTTTCACTAGCATTATAATGTTCTGCTGTAGATGCTATGTCGTGAGGTAAACCTAATTGCCGGGCATAGTTATAAACCATGCGTGACTCAGGCATAATTGGTATTTCTTTGCCGGCAGCCAATGCTGCACTTAACTCAGGCGATCCAGACTTACCAACTTGATACGCTACATTGATAGCCTTAGGATCAATAATGCCAGAAGTTTTACCTAAAACTGCTGAAGGTATTTTGCCTAGTGCCTCTGTAACAGGCTTTGTATATTTGCCCATGTTAGGAATGTTTTGGCCTATAGCAGTCATTGCCGGGCTTACTTGCCCAACTTGACCAATGCCTTGCAAACCTTCAATGCCTGACTGTCTAGCAATTTGACCAGCCTGGCCTAACATTGAATCTGCTGGCCTTTCGCCACCATAAACAAGGTCTTGCATTGAGCCAAACTTGCCACCAGAAAGCATCTCTGCTGTACGATCTAATAATGTCTTTTGTCTTGGTTGAGCTTTAACATTAGACATAGGTGACGGAATGTCGTTATAAACTGGAGCATCAAAATCTTGAGCGCTAGATAAATCAAACCCTTGAATGGCTTTAGCACTAGCTAAATCAAATGCCATTATCTAACCTCCTCAAATTGAGTTCCGTCTGGGCTGACATAAGCTTTGTTGCCGGCCTTGTCAGTTTTTAATGTCCAACCTTTAGAATTCATTCTGGGTGTACCACTAGCGCCTCTTCCGGTAATTTCTTGACGCAAAGATTCCCTGACATGAATTGGAGATTGCATAGCAGCAGCAATTTCCCTATTAAGCATATTAAGAGTTGCTTCGTATGATTTTTGGTCAAAGGCTGTAGACAATATTTTACGAGCATGGTCTTTATCGGACACGGTAGGTACACCAGTAGGACTAATCGCTCTAGCATATGTGTTGATAATACCGTTATTGACTGCAGCAAATTCACGCAATGCCGGGTCATTGGTTTGCTCATTAAACATAATTTGAACTTTACCAAATGGTAAGATTTTGCTTCTTGATACGGCAGAAGAAGCTTCTTTTGCAAGTGGCAATAAGCCTTGGAATTCAGCACCAGCCAACTGCACATTGGCACCTTTAACACCAGCAGTTCTTTGAGCAGCGCCGAAGCCCATAAATTGAGCGTTAGCAGCAGCAATGTCAGCACCTGTCATACCTCTATCACGCATTTTTTGATTCATGCGTTGACGAATAGCACCAAGGTTTGCGCCTGTCATACCCCGGCCACTAAACACAGACTTATCGCCAGTTAAAGCTTGATCGGCCAACATGTCTATTGTTTCGCTGTCAAAGTTATTGTCTTCTTTTTTGTTAATTTCTTGACGCCTTAATCCTAAAGATGCTTGCTCATAAGCAGTCATGGCTGGTTTTGGTGTCATTGCTGCACCCGGTATCTCTTCCATTACATTAGTAGTAATGTTTACACCATACATTTTTCCTGTTTGCGGATCTTGTTGCACATTGGCATATTTAGATTTAGCAATCTCTTCTTTTGGATTCTCATAAATCAAGTTGCCTTGCTTATCAATAACTCTAGCACCGGGGCTTACAGTCATTGGTTTTTCTTCTGTAAACATATTGCCTAATTGCATTTCTAATAATTTTGGAGCTAGATCTGGCCTTGCTTGTAATGCTTTAGCCAAAAACGCATTCTTATCAGGCATTGCTTGAGTTTCATTAATCATTGGCTGATTGCCAGACTCATTGTAAGAAGGCTCTAAGTTTGCTTCAGGTTTTAACAATTCGGCTAATTTGGCATTTTGTGCTGCTTGATAATCGCCATATTGTTTTATTGCACCTTTTTCTTGCTTGCCGGCAACATACTTATTAGCTAAACCAGCTAAATGTTGCGTCCATGATGGAGCCACATAATGCCCTGATACCATTTGACCTTGAGGCGCTTCTTGTTGACGCAGGGCATCAGCAAACTTCATCCTGCGTTGCAGTTCAAGCTGCATCATTGCATCGTCTTGAGGTATTTCGTCAGGCATACCGCTAGACTCACCAGGCATTAAGCCTTGCAATGCTGATGGTAAATATTTTGCAAAATTCATATTAAACCCCTAACATTGCGTAATTAACACCTTTAAACCCATTAGCCATTTCAACAACAGCCTCTGGCATAACCGCTTCAACTTCTTGAGCAATAACACCAATTTGTCTGCCTTCAGGCAAATCATAGCCATCTTTGTAGTTGTATGAGTAAAGGTTAAGGCCATTGTCTAATGAACCAATTTTAGTAATGTTTTCTTTAGCATTAATATCTGATGTAAATGTACCTGTTGGTGACATTAAAGCTGCACCGCCTAGACCCATTAAACCACTCATAAATCCACCACTAGCAGAGTTGGCAGCGTTTGTAGCGGCTAATTGAGCGTTATAACCTTGTTGAGTAGCGCCAAGTATATCAGGGCCAGCAGTAGCTGCTTGATTAGGCGTATTAGCAAATGTAGGATTTTGCACTTGTGAACCTGTACGCAATGCGTTAATAACATTGATAGGTTGCATTTGGTTGTAAGCTTCTTGTTGGAAGGCTTGTTGATTTGCGCCTAAACCTACATTCATGCCACTTGTGATGGCGCCAAGTTGTCTGTCGTTTTGACTCATAGCTAACTGGCGTTTAGCGTTTTGATAAGCCTCTGTGCCTTGAGCAATACCTTGATTGGCTAATTGAGCGTCAGACATTTCTGATTCTTGAGCGATTTGAGGTTGCAATCTACGCATGATAGCGTCAGAGTATGTTTCGCCAGGATTAATGCCGTAAGATGGCAATTTAGATGTGTCCACACCAGGCTTGCTTAACACTTCATTAGCGTAATCTAAGCCTTTGTTAGCTGTAGACATTAAGCCTTCGTTAAGTTTGCTTTCTTGGTTGTAAATAGCTTGCTGTTCTGGAGATAATGTCTGAGTGGCTGTATACAAAGTATTGCCGTAAGGATCAGTACCTGGGTTTGCTGTGTATGTTAAATTTCCGTATGGCGTTACTTGATTAGTACGGTTGGCCGCAGCAGTAGCCCTTGCAGCCTCTAAGTTTCCAGCAGCAGTTTCTTTAGCAGCAGCAGTATAGTCAGGCGCTGGTGGTGCTTTAGCTTTACCGTTAGCCATTGATATAAATGGGTCACGAACACCTTGCAATCTTAATTGCACAAATTTACCTAGCATTTTTTTTACTCCAATTTAACATTTTGCAGTTTTCAGGCCATAGGGTCATTATAAGTAAATCACCGTTACGACCTGCATCTTTTAAAGTTGTTTCTATTACAAAACCTATCTTGTGATTAAGGCTTATTGCTTTGTGGTTGTCGGCTTCTACGGTAGCTGTGAAGCGTTTAACCTTTACTTGATTAAATATGTAATCTACCACTGTTAGCCAATAGCCTTTAGGTGGCGGTAAGTCTATCCTTTGATGACCGAACATATTGTTGCCATTCCAATTTTCAAAAGCTGTGCCAGCTACAATAACACCGTTTATCTCCCAACCTAAAGCTGTCATGCCTTCGGTATAAGAGCCTACCTTTTCCATCACCCAACGAGCGACATATTCGCCTTGAACTAACATTACAGAATTGCACCGCCCTCTATAACAATATCTGTAGCAACCCATCTAACTTGTATGCCAGAGGCAGAAGTTTTAACAATAGGTGCGCCATAATATCCTACACCATTTAAACCTTGCCAATTTTGCAATATAGACAATGCACCGCCCCAAGTTCCAGCATCCCATAAAGCTGAATCCCATTTAGCAAATGTAGACGGAGTAAAATTTAAAGAGGCCGTTGGTGCATCTGTATTAAAGTCAATGTTGATGCCAGCATATATAGCTGGAGCGCCATCAGTCCTAAATATAGGTCGGCTCATAGTAAAGCGTTTTAAACGACCTGCGCCATTGAAATTATTGAAAGCTTGTAAGCCTAATGCTGTAATGTTATTGTTGTCATCGGACGAACCATACCACGCATGAGCTACATAACCATCACCGCCAAAGTAAGGCTCGTCATTAAACATTTCCATGCAATTAGCGTTCCAACCGGTATAGTTGCACCATGCGCCTGTAATAGTGTTCATTGCATATTGTTGTTGATTTTGGCCTTCTTGTATAGGCACATTTAACCATAATTGGTTAATAGTAGGCACATACATTAATTGCCAGCCAAAGTTGTTGGCATAGCTAGTTACAGCCTCTGAAATCGCATACTGAATCTTGTCTGTAATGGCCACTCTAGGTTGAACCCTAGATGACTGCAAAGCACCTGATAATGGCACTACACCGTCTTGACAGATGATAAGCATATCACCAGCGTATTTGTATAAACTTCTACGGCCTACTGGCGCACCAATATCCCACACGCCTACCATAGACCAAGTTGTCGCTGATGTAGGGTCTATGCCTTGATATACAATGATTTGACCTTTATTGGTCATAATTACATAGTGGTCATTTACACCATTACCAGCGTCAATAGTCCAAGTGCCGTGAGCTACAATGTAACCGCCCTTAGTCATAAATGAAGACACATCTACAAAGTTAGCAGCGCCAGCGATTGAATCTACTGGCAAATACCAAACTTTTAAAGTGTTGTCTTGTATAAAGAATTGTCTTTCAGCATACAGTATAGGGTCACGCAATGTAGTAGCAGTTACCCCTGTAATAGACGGAGTAGACCATGTAGAGCCATTATAATTTCTAGGTGCGTCTACACCATTGGCCATTGATAAAAAGTTGCCACCAGCGGTTGCTATGTTGCAATAGCCCCATTTAGAATTAGTCAATCCAGTCAATACGGCAGCACCTACAGCGCCTTGAGATGAAGCATCATATACACTGCCGCCAGCAATAGCAAATAACTTGTCTGTGGCTGCTCCAGAATATGCCATAAGGGTTTCTACTTGCCCTGTAATGCCTGTGGAGTGTTTTATATAGCCGTTTCTTAATGTCACTTCTGTAGTTGCTGGAAACCAATTCTCAAGAATAACAGCGTCAGAAGGGGCCATGGCTGGCAAAGCATCCCTAGCGTTCCATCCACCTACTGGTGCTGGCAATGATACTGGCTGTGATACAGCTCTTTTAGCTCTAGCCATTATTAAGCTCCGTAGTTAGCGTCTGGTATGTTTTCCCAACCAATTAATACATTGGCTGTTCTTGGTGCGAGGGATAGTGTTGGTGAACCTGCATCATTAGCTTTAGCAATGTTAAGTTGCATATCATAGTCACGCTGATAGGATGATGTATCAAAGCCTTTGACCTCAAAGTATTTCTTTTTCAAGCCTAATACAATTAAACGATCAGGGAATATGCAAGTGTCAGAATCTTGTATGAATTGAGTTTGGCCTGTGCCTGATGATGATTGCGCCCAGTTGCCTGATATGTACTCAAAGCTTAGGTATTCGTTAGTAGATGTAAGTGGCCATATTTGAAACTTTTGACCCATAATACGCCAACGAATACGAGGGCCAGTTGAGATGTAGCTAGACTTGAGCCATTGCCATTGTTGTGGTGTTTCAGGGCCTAACATTTCCCAGCGTTTAGATTTATCGTATTGTGTGCGATCAGTAATCCGATCAAACCCGGCTGGCAAGTCATACATAACTTGACCAAATACATAGTTGCCCGAACCATCGCTAGTTGCTGCACTGTTGATTGTAACGGTAGTGCCTAATGCAGACACCACTTGTGTACTTTGAATGACGCCTTCACCTTGCACTTGGAAGTTTTCTGCACCGGCAGCGTTGATAAACGCTACAGTAGCCGGGTCCACACCTGTGATCACGCTAGTGCCGTAAAGAATAGCACCGTCTGATTCAGAGTATTGAGAATACCAATCGTACTCGGTATTCATTGCTTCCCATGGGTACTCTCTCGCAAGTTCGTTACCTGCCGCATTGATAAGGTAATACATTTGCGTAACATCAGTTGAGGTATTGCCGGCTACCGTATTAGGGATAGCCAAGCCCATCTCGGCCGATGCTTGTTGTACTAATTGCAAGAGAGTTGTTGCCATATTATTCCTCTAATTCCTCTGCTTTAGCCTTTTTAGGCGCAGCTTTAGGTTGATTCATTTTTTGTGCTAACTCTGCTAGTTGAGCCTTGACTGCTGATAGCTCTTCATCACGCTTACGAAGCTCGTCTGCTTGTTGTTGAACTAATGCTGTGCCTTTGGCGCTAGATAAGAAAGCTTTTGCCTTGTCACGCAGAGCTAATGGTGACATACCTGCTGCCATACCCATTGTGCCTAATTGGGCATCAGAGGCTTCTGCAACCTGCTCTACTGTGTAAAATTTAAAGTGTTTTAACTCTGCCGCTGAAGCTGCATTTAAAACTGGCCAATCGTGAAGCAATGTGCCTTCAATATCGCCATCTGTTTTCTCGTTCTGATACCTTGCCCATTGTATAGGGAAGCGTGTTTTGTGTTCTGCCGCAGCAAAGGTGTCAATTACTGTGTGAGTGTTGCCTGGGACTTCTATTAAAATAAAGTCTGCCATCTCCATGATAGGACGGCCTTCTAAAGCACTCTTAAACTCGTTACTTACTGCTCGTTGATAGAACTTAACATTCAATCGTGAATCGGGGTTATTTACATCTGTGTTGTATTGCATTTGAATCTCCAAAGTGGTTTGGGGTTTGTAGATAGCTCTCGGAATGAAAACTACCTAGAAACCCACCTCCGAAGAGGTGAGAGTCTTTTAGATTACACTGATGCTTCGCTGAACCAGCCGTAATCGCCAACAACCATTGCCGTTGCTGGTGAATCGTATGTACCGCCAACATTTGATGCTACGAATGTTGTTGCGTCTACAGAGCAAGTTGTATCAGAAGCACTGATAGAATCGCCCGCTTTTGCAAATACATAACGACGACCATCTGAACCCCATACTTGAGTACCAAGTAAAGCGTTTACAGGTGAGCCAGCAGCAATTTCTACTGCCGTTACGGTGTCAACCAAATCAATCCCAGCAAGTGGGGTTACTGAATATGCCATGTTATTTCCCCTTAAGCCTTAAGAACGCCACTGAATTGTGGACCAGAGCTAGTTAAGTTACCAGCCCAACCGATTAGTTTAACTACTGCGTCTTGGTTTACAGATTGACGCTCGCCACCGATAGGGGCAAAGTTACGATCTGTATGTGGACGGAAGTAGATGTAGTTAGTGTTCAAGAACCACATATGGTTTGCAGTTGCTTGAGAACCAATACCACCACCTAATACTACATCAGCAGATGTACCGCCACCGTAGAATTTCAATGAAGCGAAACCAGCAGCGCCTTCATCAACTGAAGTTACGCGTTGGATAGCTTGCAATGAGTTTACATATAGTGAGTAGTAGTTGTTGTCAGCTACAATCAAATCAGCCTTATCTTGACCACGAACTAATTTAATAGCTAGTTGAGTCATGTAAGATTGAATGTTAGCAGCAGAAACAGCAGCACCGCCATTGGTTACGCCAGAGAAAGCTTGGTTTTGCCAGAATGACCATGTTGCACGGTTAATACCACCATAAACACCAGTAGCTGGACTATCTGCAACAGCAGCAGCCAAACCAGTTAAGTTTTTACCACCGTTACCAGTACCGTCACCGTAGATGTCAGTTTGGATGCGGTTCATCAATTGACCTTCAGCAACTTGTACACGACCTTCTAACAAGTCAATGATTGCCTCTTTAGAACTGTTTTGCAACATTTCCAAGCCAGAGATGGTAACAGCAGACGCATATTGAGCGATAGAGAATTGAGCTGCTGAGATTGGGCTGTTAGGCGCAATGTTCAGAGTTTCGTAACCGCTGTATGAGTTAGTGTTGTTTGTATTGGAATCGTTGTACATGATCTCTTCTAAGATCACGTTACCGCCTGAGAATGGGCGTACGTTACCACGTTTGCGTAAACGGTCTAAAACCGCATTGTTTAGTGTTACGTTGTCAGCCAATTTGCCACTACGACTTTGAATGGTAGTTGCAATAATGTCTGACACGGTTGAATTGGCAAAAGCCATAATGTCACTCCTTATTTATTGTCAGATTAAACCACTAGAGTGCTGTTCAAATGCTTGCATAATTGCATCTCTAGCAGAGCTTGCGGACTTACCACCACTAGACGCTGACGCTGTAGGCGTTGTTGACTTCGGTGAAAGTACCTTCGCTTTTGCCTGGGCTACCTTTTCTCGTTGAGCTGCTTCAGATTTCTGCGCTTGTTCAGCATTTACTTTCTGAAATACATCATCGTTTAATCGGATAGCTTTGTCATAAGCTGATTGAAGGTCGTTTGCCATTCCGCTTTGGAGTAGTCCAGCCATGGTTTCACGAACTTCTTCAAAATAAGGTTTGTCATCTTTAAATGACGAAATCTCATTCTGCAACTGGGCTTGCTCTAATTGTTCTTGCGAACTTTGAAAGCTTGACCATTGATTTTTTATTTGTGCCAACTCTTGAGCTAATTGTGAGAACTGTGGATCGTAACCTGTTTGGCCAGTTACTGCACCCAAGTTAATTCCGTAATCATTAGCTAATTGTTGAAAGGTTTGCATCTTTTGCTCAGGTGTACCCATAACCAATTTGGCATGAGCATTACCTAGCTGCGTAATCCATTGTTGTGGAGCTACGCCATATTGTTGTAACAAGGGTTCAAATTGACGCAAGCTTTCCATTACTGGTTGAGCCATGTCCCATTGATTTTTGTAAGTTGACACGCCTTTAGCGTAATCAGCTTCCCTTTGCTGTATATAATCCTGCAAAGTTGGGTCTAACTTACCCCAATGCTCCTCGTAATCCTTTTTCCATGAACTAGGACGAGGTTTTGTGTTAATTTCTGCTACATTTGTATCATTTTCTACAACATTGTCATCAGATGCCTCTGTAAGCTCTTTTGAAGCGTTTTGAGAGGTTTTAGCGAATTTACCTGACTCATCCCTAGGACGAGAAGTTTTATCGCTTTCTACAGCGTCCTGTGAGGTCGTATTTTCTGTTACTGCTGATTCTGTTGATTCAATAGCGTTTTCAATTGTATCTCTTAGGCTAATTGGCTCATCCAGAGTAGTCTGGTTTTCCATTTTGCTTCCTTATGTATATAAAACTGATTTTTTTGTACATATTTTATTTATATGTATACAAAACTGATTTTTTTAGACACATTGTTGTTATGTGTCGGTTGTTTATAGTGTTACCCAGTTACCGTTACCTAGTGAAACATATTGTTTGGTAACTAATGTTGCTTGTGTAGCTGCTGCATCGGCAGTACCACCATCAATTGAAAAGCCTGAAGCTGGCCATACTTTGATTGTGTTAGCTGAACCGTTTACGATTGTTACTGTGTCGCCAGGTGCTGCTGTGGCTGACAATGTAGGGCCGTAGTTAGATGTTGATGTTGTGTATTGCACGATGTCGCTAACAGCGGTTTGTGCGCCTTGTGTAGCACCACTAGCTGTTTGAGCCAATGATACATAACCAACTACAGATTGTGCAGCACCGCCAGCGATACCTGAACCTGTTAAATTTGAAACTTTTGCCATTTGTTGCTCCCTTATTAATAACGCAATTTGTTGTAAACTTCTCTTGCAATTTGCTCTTTCAAGTTATCCCTAGGTCTTTCTGGATTCTTTATAGGCATATCACCTGCTTCTATGCAGTTGTTACGCTTTAGATGCTCTCTGTGAGCTTTCTTGCCCTCTATCATGCGACCATCAATCATTGACTGATAGGGCTTGTAGTCTTCACGGACATAAGGCAACGATACAGTGCCTTGTCTGTACATCATGGTTAGCTTTTCTTGCCAAACCTTTTCGCCTTCTTCACCACTAAGATTCCATCGCTCTAAGAAGTCAGCTTTCATTGTTACTAAATCGTCTTCATGATCGTCTTGCTTTTCTTCTAACCTTACTGTGCGATCTATCTTGTCGTAATTGTCATCAAAGGTTTTACCCTTCATGCGAGTCTGTATAGTATCGCCTGTTATATCGTTTTTAGCAGCCATGGTTACATGAGCATTAGTAGTAATGCTTCATCCTCCTGTTCTTGTTGCATTTCTCTAAATCTGTTAATGATCCGTTGCACTAAGTCCACATCTTGAGCTAATTTGCCGTAATCAATGGAATGGATAGACAAGCCTTGTGACGGCTTAACATACTTAGCAACCTCTTGTTTTAAGTCTTCTGCTACCGGCTCTGCAAATAACTCTTTTACATGGTCTTGCATCTCAGCTCTAGCTGACTTGCGTATGTGTTCTTTCTTTTTCTTGCCTAGACCACCTTTAGACCCCCATGCTGATGGTGTTGGAGGCGTAATAGCCGATAGTAATGAGTTAAACGCTGTTGAGGCAAATGCGTTAAATCCAAACATTATTTACCTTTCAGCGAGTCAACTTCTGCTTTTAATTCTTTAATGGCCTCTATTAGCAATGGCACTAAACGCTCATACCTAACAGTCAAATAGTTTTCATCAATTGGAGCTGGGGCCACAACCTCTGGCATAACAGCTTGCACTTGCTGTGCAGATACACCAACCTCTAATTTCTTTTCATAGCCGTAAGATTGAGCAAGCTCATTAGCTTCATAATAGAAGCCATTTAAAGACTGCACTTTATCTAAAGCTTTTGTTATGTTGCCTAAGTTTGTTTTAAAACGATCGTCTGAATAGTAGGCAGTTACATTGTTGGTAGCACGAATTTCACCAGCAGTACCTGACCCTGCCGTTCCTACTCCAATTGAGTTGAATTGAGAGTTTTGAGAGGTGCTAGTAAATGTAGCAGCAGAACCAGTAGTGTTTTGGTTTAATGTAGGAAAAGTGCAATTAGTTAAAGTTCCGCTAGATGGCGTACCCAATGCACCGCCAGGAGCAACATAATCTGTACCAGCCGTAGCTGCACTAATCGCTGTGCCATTACCTTTAACAATGCCAGTAATAGATGTTGAGATTGTAATAGCTGGAGTTGTTGTTGCAGTAGCCACGGTGCCAGCAAATCCATTGGCGCTAACAACTGATGCGCTAGTTACAGTGCCAGAACCTTTACCGTTAAAGGTATTCCAATCGGTTGATGTTAAATAACCGTTAGTGCTTGTGTTAGCCGCTGCCATAGAGATAGCAGGTGTAGCACCACCACTAGACACGACAGGAGCTGTGCCTGTTACGCTAGTTACTGTGCCAACGCTTGCAGAACCGCCCAAGCTCACTGGTGTGCCGTTAATAGTTATGCTTGAATTTACTAGACCTGCATTTGGCAAGCCTGTGCAATTAGTCAATGTGCCTGATGTTGGTGTTCCTAACGCAAACACAGCACCGTTAGTTACGCCAATAGTCTTAGCCGTGCCTTGGCCATCAAATGTAATGTTGCCACCTAAATACCATGATTTATCAGCCGCAGACGATGTGACGATGTTACCGTTAGCTAAGAATAAGGCTACATTGCCACCATAAGTTAACCCAGTGTCACCGTTTTCAGCATCGCCATAAAGACCAATGTTGTAGTTGCCTGTATGAACATCTTTTGCGTAACCGCGAACACCAACGCAAACGCCTGTATCGCCAGCCGCACCAACATGGCCTTCACCTGTAACGCCTGTGCCGCGACCACTTCCAGTTGCATTAGTATAACCAGCACCATAAACGCCTGATGCCCAAGTAGTGCCAACGCTGACGGCTTCCGACATTGTGCCAATATATAACGATTCGTTTTGTTGAATACTTGAATCGGTATCAGATATAACTGCTAAAGCGTTAGGGAAACGAGTGAAGTTGGCTGATGCTGATGGGCCTATTAATTCTGTAGTAAACGCAGCACTGTTGCGTGTAGTTCCACCAATAGCAGGAGGCGCTGATAAATCTAATGACCCACCTAATGTTAGGTTGCCTGATGAGGTTACAGTACCGCTTAAACTAATACCGCTAACAGTTCCTGTGCCACCTACGCTGGTTACCGTACCGCTGCCACCTGAAGAGCTAAGAGTGCCACCAGTAAAGCTTAATCCTGAGCCTACCGTTACATTACTAAAGCCACCTGTGCCATTGCCATAAAGAATGGATGTACCTGATGTGGCTGGAGCTTTGCCGTTAAATGTATTCCAATCTGTGCTAGTGAGATAGCCCGATACGCTTGTTGTAGCGGCAGGCATAGCAATAGTAGGGCTTGTGCCACCAGAGCTTGTAACAGGGCTTGTAGCACCTACTGAGGTCACATAAGTGCCAGCAGGTTGAGCGCCAACATCACTGGCCGTCAATACTACTACGCCTGTTTGACCGTTTACCGATGTAACAGCGTCTGTGTTGTCAATCTTTTGCCAGGCTGTACCGTTATAGATAGCGTAATCGTTGACCTTCCAATCAGTTATGCCATCTAGGTTTGTTGAGCCTGCCACGCTTACTACATAATAGTAGCCTTGCGTACCTACGCCACTTGCTAGTGTTGGTACATTGGTTGATGCGTTCCATGTGCCTTGATAGCTTAATGCACCTAGTGTTGCAACCTTCTCGGCAGGTAGGTCACAGAATATGTCTTTTGTGCCACTGCCAAAGTAAACTAATGCACCAGCATTAGATGATGACAATACTGTATCACGAGAGATGTAGTTGCCTGCTGATACATAGGTACCAATACCAACTTCCCACTCATTGTTTGTGTTGTCTACAATAGTGTAGTAAGTAGTAGAGCCATCGCCAATAACAGAGAAAGTCTGGTAGTTAGCTTGAGCGCCACCAAGGGCAGCATTACCTGTCCCTGTTACGGCTGTCGTTTCTAATACTCTATCTGCTAATACTAGCGCCATTATTTAACTCCGATGATTTTGCCATTCTCATCACGAACCACTTGCTTAGGCTGTGTAAGACGATCTATTAGGTTTAGGTGAGCAATAGCTTGATGTTCCATTAATTGCTTGTGGCCATCATGTTGCACATTCATCATGTGACGCATATTGTCATTGATAGACTTAACTAAGCCTTTTAATGCGTCAGAACTCATTGCACACCTATAATTTTGCCATCAGCACCACGCATAACCTGTTTAGGTTTAGTTAGCTGACCCACTAAGTTGTCATGGGCTGCTTGTTGTTGCAACACTAAGTCTTGGTTGTGCTGTTGTTGCGTAGCTACCATCATGGCCATGTTGTTGTTTATTGACTCAATCAACTCTGACAATGCAGATGTGGGCTGCTCAATGCCACCAGGCGTGACTTCAGTAAGCGTTTCTTGCTCTTTAGCCGCATTAATATCTAATGACTTAAGGTGTAGGTCTGTCTTAGCGTTAATCTCGGCTACAACGACCTTAGTTTGGTTGTCAAGGTCAGCTTTATACTTCTCAAACTCTAGCTTTTGACCTTCCAACTGCATACGCATTTGCTCTAGTTGAGCTTCCATCTGCATTTTTTGTTGTTCAGCTTGAGCTTTAATCATTTCAGGGTCTGGAGCTGGTGGTTGTGGGTTAGCAGCCGCTTGCATTTGTTTTTCTTTCTCTGCATCAGCAAATGTATCAAACTCACCCTCTAGTGTACGACCAACACGGAAGCCTTGAACACCGAACTTGAGCAAGTCCATCAACAATGGAGTCAATTCAGGCACAGCTTGAGCGCCTTGTATGGCTTTCTCAATGAATGAGCTTGTAGCTTGTAAGAACTCTACACGGTCAGTCTTCTCTTGCTGCTCATCAGCGTAAAGCATAGAGTCTGTGGCAATCTCAATGCGGAATGTACGCATAGGATTGTCTTTTAACAACTCAATAGCTTGTGGCACTAACTGTTGGTCTGTTTGACTTAGCAACTCAGCACCACCAATTTTAAGGATGGTTTCAGGTTGGAAGTGTTGACAAATAATCTGTGCTTTAATCTTAAGTATTTGTGAGGCAAAGCGTGCCACTTCGTCTTGGTAAGTCTTAAGACGCAATGTAGCGTACTGACCCTTGATTTGTTGAGCAGTAGCAGTTTCGTTAGCGTTACTTGCACCACGAACAATGTCAGATATACCTGTAATGTCGTAGATTTGCTGTTTAACTTGACCCATAGCTTGATAAGCCATGTTCAATGCGTTAGCAATAGGCGTTAGGTCAACGAATTCTACAGCACCACCTAAGCCACCTTTTTCAGCAAAGGCAGCGTAGTTCTTAACAGGAATAAGTGTATTGTTGTCACCCTCTGTAAATAGACGGCCTAGATCAGCATTTGCAGCGTCATAGAAGCCACGAACCTTCATAGCGTCCACTAGGCCCTTAATACGGTCTGATAGCGTGTCTAGCTCGTTAGCTTGGTCTTGGTATAGAGTGAAGTCAGGAACTGGTACAAGTGTTTCGTTAGTAAGCGTAGAGTAGATAGGCTCTGGACATGGGAAGAACTCCTCTAACTGTAGTGGGTCTTCACGCTTGTCTAGTATTTTGCCCATGGATTTGCTAATCCAATAGACGCACTTCTCTTCTTTATCCCATACCTCGTAGATTAGACCACGCTTAGTGACGCCCTCAGTCATCTTAGTGCGAGGCTCATCAGGTGAAGCGTCTAGTGGTATTCTTTTCCACAGGTCATCAAACTTGTCTTCAGGGAAACGCTCTTTAAGCATTTGGCGAGTCATGTAGACTTTACGCCATACACACGATACCTCGTCCCATGTCCTAGCGGAGTTATGACCAAAGTCACGCCAATGCACATAATCTACTGGTGTTTGCTCAATGTCTAGGTATTCAGATACAGAGTCGCTGTCTAGCTCGTCTTCAGACACGAAGGTGTCATCTGTTTCAATGATAGGCTCGTAGCGTATCCATGATGTACCACGACCACCTAGGAAGCGGTCATAGACGCATGAGTTAAGAGAGTGGTAGAAGTCTTCTGTATTGCTTATCTCAAAGTCTAAAGCACGCTCTAGCAACATAGACGCAACACGAGCAACAGGGTCACTGTCTTTGTGTCTGCGTGACACATCTGGTTTAGGCATACGGCTAAAGGTTGCAGCCTTCAGAGTCTGTACATTAGCCCACAAGATGTTGTAGTGAGATTGAGCCGTAGTTGTAGTACGGTCATCACGGTAGCGTTTGAGAATCTTCTCTACACGACCTTCCCACTTAGCAAACTCTTTGTCGTACTGGCTAAACATATCAAGGTATGTTTGTACCTCTGACATTATTTGCGAAACCTTAGCCATGAGTTATCCTTAAATTGAAGATGTTGTGGTGTTGGTTGTGCTATATGCACCACAAGTAATGTATGGTTGTTGCCATGGATTAAATGGATAAATTGGATATGGCGCAGGAGTTGGCACATAAATAGGACGAACTTCCAACATTGCTACCTTTGCTTTTAATTCAGCTATTTCAATCTTTAACAATTCCAATTCAGTCATTGTTAATCCTTATGCGTAAACTACAGTTGCGCTTAATGTGCCACCAACAACGATGTATACGCCAGAAGCAAAGCCGATAGGCATAGGCAACCATGTGCCAGCAGTCAATGTTATTGTGTCTACTACTTTTGTAGATGTTGTAGTCGTAGCTGAGTCGTATATGGTTACTGTACCGCTTGATGACGCTGATACTAAGATGCCCAATAGCTTGCAGCCGATAGGTGATACATTACCTGTTGCAGTGATTTGTTTGTAACCACCAACATAATTAGCAATACCGCTCATAGTTAAATCCTTTTAGGTTGTTTAGGCTGTGTGGCCCATAGTTCATTGAGTGTGACATCGGTCTGACCGACCATGATGCCTCTAATTGGTTTGTCTTCTACCACAGGCTTATGTTCTTCACGCCAGTTAATAGCAGCATAACGCATAGCATCTGCCGCATGAGATGTCCAATCGTGTCTAGGTTTATCCCTAAACATTTTCTTGTCATCATCCCACTCACGCTGATACTGTTTGAGAGCCTCTAGGCCATCATAACAACGCTCTTTATCAAACCATGCTTTAGGCATCATTTGTCTTACCGCCTGTATGCCATCATGTAGTGATAGGCTAGGTGTGATTGCCATCTTAGTTATGCTCAAGTGTTCGGCCAACATCTCAATGACTGATTTACCACCAGAGGCCAAGGTCTTAGCTCTAGCATCGTGTGGTAGGAAGTGCGTCTTGTATTTATAAGGCTTGCTTAGTATGTGTGCAGCGTAATGGTCAATAGATTTGCCACTAGCAGCGTAGTAGTCAATGAAGTGAACCTCACCTTGCACTACTTGATAGAAGAACACAGCCGTGTCATCAGAGTAGCCTAAGTCCCATGCAGTAAACACAGGGGCAAACTCATCATACTCTACGCCAGTTACTCGTCCATCTTGCTCTGCTTGGTATAACTCACGACCCCATATAGCACCAGGCAATGCAGCATCAAAGTCACATTCCATCTCTTGACGCCATGCGTCTTCAGATAACTCTTGCTTTAATGAGTCAATCTCTGATTGCGGTAGTATGCCTGAATCACTAACTGTTATTTTTAAAGCCAGCCAATCATCGGAGTGTATAGCTCTATCGTATGTCTGGCTTTAAAAATAA